CCTACACAAGCGGTTGTAGAGTTGATAGTTCCTCCTACGATAACTGCGTTATCTGGAAGACTAGCTGTTCTCTTAGGGATAATGGTTGAGATTGCTCCTCCATCTGTTGCAAAACTATAAATAGCCTTAGCTGTTTGTAGTCCTACTTGAGGGTTTGATTTTGCAATATGTTCTACCAAGTTTGATTCTACGATTGTTGTGTTTGACATAATATTTCTTAATTAATTAATAATACTATGCAACGTTGATGTCGTAGATTGTTGAAAGAAGGTTAGTTGGCACAAGTAGTCCGTAATCTAGACGAGTGTGGATTTGTGTACCTGAAAGTGAACCAGCTGTTGATGATGCTGGCATTTCATTTACATAAGTCTTTCCAAATGTGCTTTTTAGAATACCGAACTTCTGTACTCCTCTTACACCTGCAAACAAGTGACCTGCTGAGTGAGCTGTTGAAACGTAGTGGTAGATACCAAGGTAATCAACACCGATTGAACCACCTGATTTTAGGGCAGCGTCAGCCATGTTGAATCCGTTTGCCTGCATGAATTGAACCATGAAAGTCCAATCTGCTGGTCTCCATTCTACGAAAGCACCATTTTCTTTGTAAAGATTAAAGCCGTTTGCTGTGTAAATCTGTTCAATGATACCTCGTACAATGTCGTCTACGTTGTTTGCTGAAACTGTTAGAGCTGTTGTTGAAAGTCCAACTGCACCTCCTCCAGTATCTCCGATGTTAGTCCATGATGCATGGTTACCAAGAGAGATTGCTTCTGCGCGTTCTCCGATTTTCTTTCCAAGAAGTGTTCCCATTTCCGCCATTTTAGCGTAGTTGGACTGAGCTTGGTCAGCGTAATCAAGATATACAGAGTCAATTTCTGCTGTGATAATTGTCAAAGTCTGGTTTGTCTCTGTAACATCAATAAAAGGAATGATGTTAGATAGAGTTGAACGACCTGCTGCTGTGTTTGTAAGAGTAACAACTGCTGGTTCGTTTGCTGCTGTAACCAATGGAAAGTTGTAAGCCTGTGTGTCTGTGTAGACTACATCGTTAACTTCTTTCCAGTTCTGTGGCTTGTCAAGACGCTGAGCGAGCTTGTTTTCCCACAATGCTTGATAAATAATTGTATTTGCCATTATGTTTAATTAGTTTTAATAATCAAACGGCTTAGACTATCCCCAAGATGGTTTTTTTGCGTGTCCCTTGTCAGATATAGCGTTCACTACTTCGGAACGTAATTTATAATCTGATGGTAACTCGCCTGTTTGGTCAAACCTTGCAACTGCTGAAGCTATATCATTGATTTGATTGCCACCTCGCTTTGTTGCACTTGGTATAGCACCTTTGACTTCTCTCGCTTGTGTATTAGCTGCTAACTTAGATATGACGTATTCATCTTTTAGGGCTTGCCTAATTGTCTCTCCCGTTCTTTGAACGTGTCTTGAGAGAATTTTGATATCGTCTTCTTCAGAAATGCCTTTTAAGTCAAGATAATCCAACTGTGTTTCGTCTAAATCGCCTGTTTTTGTTTTACTAGCGATACCTACTGCTCTTTTAGTGTCTGCAAGCTCCTGTTTAAGAAGTCTTGTTCGTTCTCGTTGTGCAATAGCTTTATCTCTAAGTGTTTGTGCTTCTGCTTTCCAATCTGTTGTATCTTCTTCTGTTTCAGAAATATCAAGAGTTTCCTCTATTTCAATTCCATCTTCATTTTCTGTTTCCATATAATGATAAATAAGTTGTGCACTTTTTATTAAAAGATTTTGGATAAGAGTGATAACTTATTCCAATTTCCACACTTTTGATACGGGAGTGATAACCCACACAATTAGTTGTAGATAATTGTGATGTCTGCTGTGCCACCAATAGTTGCAAATAGTCCTGTGTTAAATGTTGCGTTGTAAAGTGGAATAAATCTTTCTCCAGATGCAAATGTGATTGTATTGCAAATAACAGTTCCTGTTGCTGTAAGTGAATCCCATAGTTTCAAAGTTCCTATTGTGTGTGAATTAACTATAACTCCTGAAAGTTCACCTGAACCTACTTTAATTTGTGCTGATGCTGATAGATTTTTATATTTATTGAACATTATTTTTATTTTATTTGTAAGTGTATTATATCACGATTTTGCTTAGTCAACAATTATCTTGCCATATTTATTTTATCCTCTGTAATTTCTACTGACTTATATGTAAGCACCTTCTTGAATGCACTCTGCACTTTGTTTTTACCTACTAATCTTGCTCTGAATATCTGTCCTAACACTTCATCTGTTACTCCTAAATCTGCCTGAGGTGTTTCTACCTCAAACTCATCAAGGATATGATTTTTAAGGCAATCAAATAATGCTGGATTGTCTGCAATTACTCTTAATATTTGTTTATCCATTTGCAATCATATTATCCATCATTGGTTGTGGCGCTGTTGGCGCTCCTTGTGGCAAAGTTTTCTGCACCTGTTCATCTGTTATTCCACTAAAGTCTGCTGGGTTTAGTCCTGATGATTCAAGTATATCGTTAAATATCTTGCCAATAGCAGGGATTTGTAGGACTGCTGGGTTTACAATAATTTGTCTAAAGATGTTTACAAGCTTGTCTGTTCTGCCTGATAGGTCTTTTGACTTACCCTTTACTGATACCTTGACTGCAAGTGGTGTATCTTTGAACTCATTTTTTAATATCTCTATAAAGTGTTTAGTACCTTTGTCTTTGAATGTCTGCATTTCTAGTTCTGTCATAAACTTTTGTTGTTCTGGTGTTACTGTCTCACCTTGCAATACTTTTTCTACTATCTTTTTGTTTGCTTCATAAGTTGCCACCTTTTTACCTACATACTGCAACTCATCAAGTGATAGTTCAGATAGAAACTGCGTTCCCTCGCATATCTTTTTTATAATCATCGGGATATAAACATCTTTGTATATTTCCTCTATGTGTTTTGCAAAGATACCTCGTCTGTAATCGTGTAAGCCATGAGCTTCTGATGTTACAAGTTCCTGTAATTTGAAAGGCGTGCCTGATGCTGGAGAATTACCCATGATTGAATCGTTTGCTGCGCCCATTGTCTGCGCGTGTGCTTCCCACATAGCAACTGAATTATCAAACACCTGTAAGTTACGCGGAAATGTATCAACCTGACCTAAATCGCCATCGCCAACATCAAGGATTTCAAGGTTTGAAAGGTCTCGCACCTTTTGTTTCTTTGCTAGTAGTGAGCTGTTTGCTCCTGTTGCTTTTAGAATAGTCTTAGATGCCGCGTCAAGCATATCCTGAATGCGAATCATATCGTAGTTAATCCATACCTGTGCTTCAAATAGTTCTTCTGCACCTCCAAAACCTAATGCACGACCGAATACTGGGTCTCGCTTGATAAGTTTGAATGGTGACTTTGGTTCTAGTGCTGTGTAAAGAATAACACCTTGTTTGTCTGTGCTGTTTTTCTTTTGATAGAAAGCCACGATATACAAACGAGTTTCGTATTCCTCTGATGTATCAAATGGGTCTGCAAATCTTTTTGGCAAGTTTCCATGAACCTCAAACACTTCTACATATCTTCCTGTTGTTTTTTTTGACTTATCGTCTGATGCTTCGTTTGCTTTTTCTTCCTTTGAAAGTGCAATCAAATCCTTTAATGAGATTGTTGCGCCATTCTTTACATTACCCCAACCATATTCTGCCATTTCCATTAGTTGGTCTGGTGAATAGTAGTGTCTTATGCCAAGCGGTGCTGAAAGCATATCTGTCTGGTCACAAAATGCTAGTGTCTGTAATGGCACAACCTCACAAGCATAGGCAACTTCTTTTGATAGTCCTCCACCAAATAATATTCTTGATACATTCAACTCATCAAAGAAACTATCAAGGTCATATTCCTGCACGAATACATCATCGTGGTACTTTTTAATTAGGAATGATAAATGAAACTTATCTGGGTTATCAATGTAAATCTGCACATCTTTTAACTCAATATCTTCTGTTCGGTATTGTAGGTTTAGAATTGGTCTTGTGATGTTCTTTACAGGCTTGAAATCGTCTTTGCCTGTCATCAACTGCGAGTTGTTGTATAGGTCTGATGTCTTAACGTGGTCATAC